GTGGGCATCATGGATGTATCGAGTGTACAAGTTATTCTACCGCCAGATCTTGATCAATCATTACGTAAATATTTTTATCAAGTTGCTAAGGAAGCTGTTGATCAAGTTCGTATTGAGACATCTTTAAGCAAAGAAATTTTCCGGCTTGGAGAAGCGTGTGAATATTTGAGTTGTAGTAGAAGTACACTAAAAAAATTCATTAATCAGCGTGGTTTAAAGGTGAGTATCATCGGAGACTGTCAATTTATCAGAAAAGAAGAGTTAGCAAGATTTATCAAAGAATATGAAATATAAAAAAAGTTGCGTGGTGTGCTTTTGATATGAAAAAAAGGAAGTGTTTGTTTGAACGATGATGAAGAAGCAAAGTTGAGTTTAAAAGAAATCAAGATTTATTTTCTATTTGATTTAATAAAAGGTGAATATACAAAAAAAGAGTGCTCCTTACAGTTTGCAGACCGGAAGAACACTCAATAATAAAGTTCTGTGAAAACTTTATTTGACTACATTTTAACATTGACAGGAGGAAGTGTGGAATTTATGGCAGAAAAACGTATGTTGTCAAAAACTTTTTTAAATAATGCGAGTTTTATGAAGATGTCGGATTCAGCAAAATTATTATATGTATATCTGAATGTAAACGCAGACGATGATGGGATTGTCGAAGCATATCCATATGTACGGATGCTTGGAACCCCTGATGATGACGTGAAAATTCTTTTAGCTAAAGAATTTCTCTATATGCTGAATGAAGATTTATTAGTATTTCTTCCCCATTGGCTGCAAAATCAAACGTTAAGAACTACAAGATATACACCCTCTATATATCGATTTAAATTATTAAATAGTAATCCAGACTTTTTTACAAGATTAAAACAAATTAGTATTGAAAAAATTTTAAAAGCAGGTCAAACGGAAATGCTTCGAAATGATTTGATTGAAAAATGGTATTCCGTTGGTCTACCAAAGGACGACCATGGGCATGCCCAGGTTAGATTAGGTCAGGTTAGTTCAGATCAGAGTAGGTCAGGTAAGGTTAGTTTAGGTGAGATTAGGGAAGATCAATCTATCAATCTATCGGATGACATGGAAGTCGAAATTATGAGACAAAAAATAAAGAATCAAATTGGATATAATGCGCTAAAATCCAATCCTTGTTACAAAAGAATTGTTGAAGATATTGTTAATATAATTCAATCAATATACTCTGAAAAGAGCAAAACATACAGGATAAATAGAGAAGAAAAATCTGCAAATGAAGTGATAGAAAAAGTGGAACAACTCAATCAATTTGATATTGAATCTGCTATTGATTCATTTAACGCAATTGATCATGAGATACACAATCTCAATCTTTACTGGATTACAACTTTATATAACTGCAAAAATACTGTAAGTTCCAGAGCATATAATAACTTTGTTACTCAAACAAGAGAGGTGTTATATGATTGAAAATCGTCTAATAGACCAAATCTGCTGTCTCGATCAAAATGTAGATACTCTCGAATTAATCGAGAGTATCTGCTTTAACACCGTGGTTCTCGATTTAAGAGCTGAAAATGACAATTGTGTAACTCATATCATAATTAATCAAGAAATGGCTCAGAAGCTCTCGGAGAGTCTCAAAAAATGGGCTGAGGGAGGTAATAATGAAAATAGTTAAAGAAAAGATTGCCAGTAGAAAAATACACTGGTTAGCTTTGAGCATACTTGTTTTAATGTTTATCGTTGTTTTCACCGGTAATGTTGTTCAAGCAAGCATTTTCAATTGGTTTGATGACACAGAAAGTCAAACTGAATTTTTGAATAATCCTCTTTATCAACCGTACTTGAAAAAATTCAATGGAGACTTTTACGGACAGTTCGGCATGTGGATAGGCTGGGGAGTCATCAAAGCAATGTTTGCAATCACAGATGGTATTCAAAATATGATTCCCGAAGTGTTAGATTTGTTTAGCTTTATTGAAAATACGGGAATGAATAAAGTTTATCAATCGGTCTTAAGTACAGTTGTTATTGGTTTAATGATACTTTCACTGATGATTATCGGATATAAGATGGTGATTGGCAAAGGGAATTTGGATTTGAAATCCGTTGGAATGAACGTTGTTATGTCGATTGCGTTGATTCTTTTAATGCCAACTTTAATTCACAGTGGAATAGAGTTTTCTAAAACTTTTTATAATGATACGACTACGATTACAAACTCAGACGAAGGTGTGGCGTGGTCACTGATTGAACAGGGAGTGACAGATTTAGCTTATATCAATAAAACAGATCAGTACTCAATGATTGATAAAACGAATGATCGGAACAATTTAACAAAGAAAAATTTTTGGAAAACGGATCTTACACAAGTATTGACAGATAATGTACTTGAAAAAATGGAAAAAGAAAACGCAACTGCTGATAATTTGCGTTATGAATTAGTTGAAAATTCCGATAATGAATTTGTTGCTTCAAAATTTGAGGATAACTTTTTATCTACATTTACAGATGGATTGAAATCGGGATATTATCGCTATCAAGCGAATCTATGGGGCATTTCAATTGGGCTGATAGCTTTAGCAATAGCCTATGTTTTTAGCGCCTTTGTGATTATTACTGCAATACTCGAGTTAGCATTTAAACGTGTACTCGGAGTTTTAGTATTTGCTACTGACTTAGAAACAGGACAGCGTTCAAAAGTTGTTCTATCAGATATTCTACAGTGCTATTTGACTGTAGGCTTTCAAGGATTTGGACTATCCATGTTTGCTATGTTTATCAATTTTCTGAACTCAGGACAAGGTATCTCAACAAATATTTTTATAAAAACAATTGCTTATATCTGTGCCGTTTTTGTTTTAATCAAAGGCAGTGGAACAGTCATGAGATACTTTGGTGTTGATATTGGACTCAAAGAAGGTTATGGGCAACTTGCTTCTGCTTTTGGTATGGGCGCAATGCTGTTTAGAAAAGGATCAAATGGATTTAATCGTGCTAAAGGAAGCGGAAATGGAAATGGATCAGACAGCGGAGAAGGAGAAGATCGAAAACCAGAAAAGAATTTCGGCGAAACTCTATCAAAAAAAGCTGGCAAAACTGGAAGAGCTTTGGGATATGCCCATGAACGTGGATTATCAGGTTTAGCTTCAGATGGAGCTACAATGGCTAGTGAAAGAGCAATAAAACCATTTAAGAGTATGCGTGATATGGCTAATGATACTAAGAATAAGTTCAAAGAAGGTTTAGATGATGGTACCGTGTCCGCTATTAATAAAAATAGCAAACCTATGTTAGCTAAAAATAAAGAAGATGAAACTGGAAAATATGCTGATTCCATGCCAACACGTCTTTCGGATAGAAAAGATGGTGCTAAGGTTGAAAATGCCGATAGAATTATGTCTAGTTCTGAACGTATGCGTGAAGCAATGAAAAATAATGCTGAATCGAATAATAATCCTGTAAGTGCAATTCAGCAAAAAGTTCAACAAGATATTGAAGAACGTAAAAATGCTATGCACGGTCAAGCTAAGTCTGCTGAAGAATTAATTAATCAGAAGCGACAGGGAGCGAAATACACGCCTGAAGCAATGAATCGTGAGGAAATGTTAAGGAAACGTGTAGAAGGGCGTACAGGCGCTAATATGGACGAAAAAGAAGCGTTGACCAAAGAAAGAATCCAAGAAGCTAAAAATTCAAATACCGGATTAGAAAAATTGGTCAAAGAAAATGTACAAAATTCTACAAGTAGTCAAGGTGGCCGATCAGTAGATGTCCGAGAAAATATTCAAGGTTCATTGAATGGTCATGTCGGACGGAATGTTGATGTAAGAGAGAATTTACAAAGTTCTTCAAATGGTCAAGGTACTAAGACAATTGATGTTCGAGAAAATCTGCAAAGTAGCAGTACAAGTCAACCAAAAACAGTAGATGTTCGAGAAAATGTACAAAATTCTACAAGTAGTCAAGGCTTTAAATCAGTGGATGTCCGAGAGAACGTGCAAAGTAGCAGTGCAAGTCAACCAAAAACAGTAGATGTCCGAGAAAATGTACAAAGTTCTACAAGTAGTCAAGGGTTCAAAACAGTAGATGTTCGGGAGAACGCTCAAAAAGATAGTGGAGAAATGAAAGAAAAAACACAAAAAATCAATATCGTTGAAGACAGAAAGTCAGCGAAAAAATTTGATTCAAATCATGAAACAGTGATTATTGATAGTGAAATCCGTGAAAATGATAAGGGATCAAAACCAAGACGAAGATTTACCTATGAAGACAACGAGTTATTCAGAGATACACTTAATGATCCTAATCCACTTTTCGATAGTTTACTTAAAAAATAAAGAGGTGATTTTCATGCAATTAATTCTACAGATTAGTACACATGATTTCTTAGAACTTGACGAATTATGTGAATCAGTAAAGAAAGCAACAAATGAAAAAATCACGGTCACTAATTATATTGAACTGATGATTCAAGAAGAATTAAAGATGAAAAATGAGCTTATGAATGAACTTAGTCACATACAAAAAGGAGCATGAAAAATGGCAAGGAAAAAACAAAAATCAATTGCAGATTTGAAAAAAGAACTCGCCGAGTTGGAGAGAAAGCTTTATCCCGAACTGGGAAAGTTTGCCTATGAAAAAACAGGAATTTCATCAGTAAAAGAGTTTGAAGAAACTTTTGAGATTAATCAAAAAGGTACTCGAGAAAAATGGCAAAAGGCGGTAAATTTCGCGAATAGCGAATTTACCCTAGTGCATGAATTTCTTGCAAGCGATCAATTGTTGGAAACGAAGTTCCAACAATTTTTGAGAAGAAAAGGAGAGACAGCGTATCGAATTTTCTATCGAGAAGAGACGCAAGAAGAAAGTGTTAGGTAGCTGATTTATCGACTATCTAATCTCGATAAAATGCGGAGCATGAGGGTGCTCGTAGGGAGTTTACTCCCTCGACAAGCGGGGAAGGGTTCCCTTTCCCCTCGCTTGCTTCTTTTGAACTTAAAAATAATATTGGAAAGGAGAAGTGCGCATGGCAATTGATGTCAGTAAACTACCATTAGAAGAAAGGCGAAAGCGATATAAACGTAATGAAGATAGTCGACGACAAAATAGGCCGATAAAGTTTCGAGTAGACGATTATCAGTACCAAGAGCTAGAAAAAACAGCAGACATTTTTGGTTTATCTGTTCCAATGTACGTGAAGAAAATCGCAGTAGACAACGCAGGGAAAAGTCTAAAATATACCGATCGACAATATAAAGAAATTAATTTTCATTTACTAGCAATAGGAAGAAATTTGAATCAATTAGTGAAAACAGCAAATTATTTGCGTGTTCAGTTAAATAAAAAAGATACCGAGATACAAAAAGAAGAACATCAGAGTGTTTACTTATCTTTTACAACTAAGCAAGAGCGCTTAAAGCGGCTATATGCTAAAAAAAATGACTTAATGATACAAATAAAATCAATAAGTGATCCATTGAATCGCTTGGAAAAAGAGTTGAATAAGTTATGGGCTCGATTATAAAAATTGCTTCAAAAAGTAGGAGTATTCATAATACAATTTCATATATGTTAAATAAACAAGAAGATTCTGAACTCGTGACAGGAATTGGCGTATCGAATGATTTAAATGCTATTGAGGATTTTAAACGAACCAATGAAATTTTTGGTGATAAAGGGAAAATAAAGCTTTGGCATTTTACACAAAGCTTTGATCCACTAGAAGATATTTCCGCTGAAAAAGCACATGAGTTGGGTGTTAAGTGGGCAGAAAAAATGTTTCCTAACCAGTCAATTTTGGTCGTCACACACACAGACAAAGGGCATGTTCACAATCACTTTGGTATTTCACCAAACGATCAGCGAACAGGAAAGAAAATGGATATTCGAAAGAATGATATTCGAGTTTTGCAGGCCTGGAATGATAATATACTTATTGATAATGGAATTAGCCCACTTGATATGTATAAGTATAATCATTTAGTTGCAGATCGTGAAAATTGGAAAGAACGTGAATTTAGAACTGAAAATAAGATTTCAAATCGAGAAAAAATAAAACTAGCTGTTTCTGAAGTTGCTCAGTATGCGAAAAATTATGATGACTTTCATGCGGAATTGAAGAAAAAACATTCTGTTGAGACCTATCGATTTGCCAAAAATCAGCGTATTGGGTACAAACTCTTAGATTCTGAAGGTGGGTTAATCTTAAAGATTGGCGGAAAGCGTTTAGGGCAAAACTATGATATGAATTATCTTGATGATTTGTTCACAGAAAATAAAAAAGCGGAGCAAATTCAATCTGAAGAGGTACTCACTGAAATTGCTATTCGACATCTTGGTAAATCGTTAAATGGTAGAGCGGATAGTAGAATTAATTGGCAAGAACGAGCGCAACGCTTTGAATTAGATAATGAGAATATACCATTTCTTAGATCATCAAAAGATTATGAAGAATTTTATGACAAATATAAATTTGAAATAGAGGACAGAATAGAAATTGTATTAGATGTTTTTGGTGAGAATAAAGACCAATTCTTTGGATTTGCAGTGGAAGAGGAGCCTTTAAAGTATAAGAAGAAATGTGTAGATTTGGTGTATAAAAAAGTTGTTTATGATATCTCAGAGAGTTTATCAACTGATTATGACCAATTTAACGTTCATGATACTAAACCCGCTTTAGAACGTAATTTTAAGAAGCGTTATATTCAAGAAACAAAACGTGTTCTTTATTTATTTAATCGTGCAATTGATGATGGTACGATTGAAAAAGCTCGGAGAGAGTATGAAGAAACAGCAAGAGAAATTGATTATCAAAAACGACAAAATCAATATGATATGGATTTTTGAGTAAACAGGGAGAGAGAAAAAATGAACTATCCATATTTTAAAGTCTCGGCTTCAGAAGAAACTAAAGAAATATTCAACAATTTTTACAACCAAAACAAAGGAGTTTTTGGTTCCAAGGCAAATATGTTTCGTGTTATGGTTTCAAATTTACCAGTGTTAGCTAGTCCATCAAATAATAAATTTAATGATTCTGAAAGCATTAAATTTGAACAAAAAATTTCAGAACTAGAATCAATGATAAGTAATGAAGTAATTGAAAAGCTGGATGACATTGATCAAAAGTTATCGTATTCTCTAAAAAACAAATAAAAAACGGAGGAGAAAAAAGATGTTTAAAGTTTACTTCCCGTTTCAGTGGCTCGTTAAAGGAATTCTTTTAGTGCTACTAGGATTGATTCTTTTTGGAAGTTATCTAACAATTAAAGCCAGACATTTTCCAGAAGAAAAGCCAATAAAAATTGTAACAAAAGATTTAAAAATAGGTGAAACTTATCAGGCAGATGGGGTTGAACTAACATTTAAAAATATTGAAGTGACCGAAAAAAGAAATGAATTTGCACAACATGATCGTGTATTACAAGTGACCTATACACTTAAAAATGATACAGAAAAACCAATACGTCCACAACAATGGTCGATTGAAAATAAGGATGGTGAAGAGCTTTATGAGTATGCTATGATATTAGATAATCCAGAGTATATTGAAAGTGACAAAGCAGAAACAATAAATTACTATTATGAATTACCGAATGAAATGCAGGATTACCAAATCGTAGTACGTAGAGCAAATGGTTACCTAGTTGGGTTGCCATTTACTTTATAAGTTTTATTTTGTCAGTAGCTTTTAAGGTAATATCAGTTTTGTGATTTTTGAAAATGGAAGTGGGGGAACTGGGAGAATGGCTGAGGAGAATAAAGTTGTTCCGTTTGAAACATTAGTGATAAATAAGGAAGAGTTTGAGCAACTTTTTCTTAATTTTTTTATTCAATATGACAGGATTTATGATTTTAGCTCGTCACTAGATTTATTTGAATTAGAAGCAGAAATAATAGAAAACAGTCGAGAGAAGAATGGTAAAATCATTATTTCAGTAGAAAAATTCAATGAATTATTCTCAGAAACATTTGAAATAGATCCAGACTATTATCAACCACAAGAAGTTTTTCGAGAGTTTAGAAATCAGATTATTCGTTCAAGTAATATTGAAAATTGAGTCAATAAAAGAAGCGTTGAAGAAAAGTTCCTTCTTTCGACGCTTCTTTTTAAAAGATTTTACAAATGTCTTATGGAGATTTGCTTCAATGACTACTTGTAGTCATTTCGTTTAAAATAATTATGTTACACCCTTATGTGTCACAGAGAAATACTGATATAATAAGAAATAAGGTATGTAACAATAGAGTATACTTTTGTATTACAACTTTATTTATCTAGGAGATTTTGAATTTGAATAGTACTAGAAAAAGCATATTAGAAATGGATAATCAAGAAGCAAAACAATTTTTATTAAAGCCAGCAAGCTTTTTTAATACGTCTTTGCCTAATTATATCAATTTATCAGTAGGTATAGGAAAAGCGGTGGATTTATTAAAAGACAAACCATTTTCTGAACTAGTCAAACATAAGAGATCGCTATCTGAAGCAGTTGACGTTAATCATCGAATATTAGCTAACAAAGATGGAAATTACGCTTGGAGACCTCTTCAAATATTACATCCAGTAGTATATGTAGACTTGGTAAACGTAATTACACAACAAAACAATTGGAGGCACATCAAAAATAAGTTTGAAGAATTCCAAGCTGATAAGCGAATTGAATGTATATCGCTTCCAGTGGAATCGATTTCTTCGAAGAGTGATACTGCGGAAACTATTTTAAATTGGTGGGAGAATCTTGAGCAAGCACAAATCAATTACGCTTTGGAATATGACTACTGTATTCATACAGATATTACGGATTGCTATGGCTCAATATATACTCATACCATCCCTTGGGCAATTCACTCAAAAGAATGGGCTAAAACCCATAGAAAACCTTCTCAAGGCGTAGGAAACTTAATAGATTCTAAAATACAATATTTACAACATGGTCAAACAAATGGCATACCTCAAGGTAGTGTATTGATGGATTTTATAGCTGAAATAGTACTAGGGTATGCTGATAAATTGTTATTGAATAGAATAGAAGAGAGCGGTATTGAAGAATTTAAAATACTTCGCTACAGAGATGACTACAGAATCTTCTCACTTCGAAAAGATCATGCTGAAATGATTATCAGATTATTGTCTGAGGTATTATCAGATTTAAACTTAAAATTAAATCCAAATAAAACATTCTTATCAGATAACATAATCATAGAAGCAATTAAGCCGGATAAAATTTATTGGGATCTTACACACTCAAGTTTTATAGAAAAAAATAATAGTACATGGGAATTTAAGCTTAGTCTTCAAAAACATTTGTTGCAGATAAAACTTTTAGGAGATAAATACCCAAATTGTGGAAGTTTAAGCAAAGCGCTAAGTGAGGTTTATAGACACAGAATTTCTACTTTAAGTAAAAGACCAGATGATATCAATCAATTAATTAGTATGATAGTTAATATAATGCAAAATAATCCTAGAACATTGGAAGCCTGTATTGTGATTTTAGGAAAGCTTTTTGAGTTTATTGCTGTAGAAAAGATTAACTTATATTTGGATAAAATCTTAAGAAAGTTTGTTAATACTCCCAATACTGATATGGTTGAGATTTGGCTACAAAGGCTTTCTTTAATTCATTCACGAGAGAAACTCTATAGCGCAAAACTGTGCAAAAAAATTTCTGATCCTAAAAGATTTTCATTGTGGAATTCTGATTGGTTAATAGATGAATTTGATGAAAGTGAAATAATTGATGAAGCTTATATCTCCAATTTAAGCTTAACTACTCCAGCTAAAGAGTTAGAGTTATTTATTTCACAATATGGAAAATGATTATTTTGAATAACGGACTACAACTAATAAAAAAGTATCCAAAAATTTACTTCTTTATTGTCTTACTTTATCATTTGCTTAGTTTGGAAACTATTTTATTTAGTATAAATAGCAATAGTTGACTTTTTTGAAAAGCTCGGTATAATGAAGGTATAAATAATGATCGAGGGAATAACCTGCGGGTTGTTCCCATTTTTTTGGGAGATATGTATTAGATGAGTGAAAAAATCTATAAGACGCCAAGCCAACGGTTTAACACACTGAGATACAGAGATATGGAAATTAGTACTAGTTCACATAGGCGCGTTTTAAATCAGTATAATTATTATAATTTGATAAATGGTTATAAAGATCCGTTTTTGTTTACGAATAATCCCGAAAAGTACAAAATAAAGAAATTGCCTGATGGAACTTCTATCAAGACAACACCTAATCAACTTGAAGCTCTATATAAGTTTGATGATGCACTCAGAAAAAAACTACTAGAATACTTGTTAAAAATAGAAGAACAACTTAAAAATGCTTTTACTCAAGCTTTTTATGAAGTTCAATCTAAAAATATGAATATTCCATACGCTAATCGCAAAAATCTTCATTTAGATAATGAATATTTGAGAAGATGTTATTTTGATTTGGATGTACACTATGAGCAATCTTATCAAAATAGGAATGCAATAAGGAATACTATAGTACATGACACTGTTCCCAGAAATTTTTACTTTGGTGGAGATGTAGAACCGCTCTTTTATAATTCTAATGGCAGAAAGACACCACAAGGAGCAAAATTTCGTAAGGTTGATAAAGAACAATATTACGATTCTTTTAAATCAATAGTGTATTCAACGCTAGCTAAACAAAAAAGTAAAAGCGAATCTCTTGAAAGATACTCAAGTAAGCATGGCTATGTTCCAATGTGGATACTAATGAACTTTTTAACTTTTGGAAATATCAGTAAGTTTTATCTATTTCAAACAAAAGAAGTAAAAAGAAATATACTTAAAAGGTTGAAATTTATTGAAGAAACCACTAGTGAAGTTGATTTTGAAATAATTAGTTTAAATTTTTCTAGAAGTTTAGAAATTTTGACGATATATAGAAATATTTGTGCCCATAATGAACGTGTATATAATAACTCGGTTTCGATTCCTCTAGATGATTCTTTTATGGATTTTGGGGAAAAGCTTCCATTTTATTATGAAGCAAAATCGCCACAACAAATGAGTCAATCGAAATTGGTTATTCGTAGAAATTCTAGAAAGAAGATTTTTGTGTTGTTTTTTTTAATCTCTAATTTTTTAAACAAGCGTGAGATTAGTAAATTTAAAAATGAGATTGAAACTCAATTTTCTCTTTTAGAAGCTAAACTATCTGTAATTACCATTGATGAAATTAAGATATTAATGGGACTTAACTTTGATTGGAAAAGTAATTTATAGTTTGAAGAAAAAAGAAGTTAAAATATTTTTGTAGTATTCTATTAAAAGTATGCTAGCAATTTGAATAAGATCAGAAAAATGATCCATGTTAGCTATTATAGAATGTACATTAAAACATTAAGGTATTGACTATCTTTATTAATCAGACATGAGATTAAATTCATGAGAACAATGGAATTAATTTGAATCTCCAAATAACCTCTCTACCTGCTGTTTTGGTTACGATATTGGCTACGTTCTCGATGATAGTATCTGATAATGTACACTGTGAGTCTATGGCAATTTGTTAAATGAAATCTTTATATAAAAGCCTATTTCTTTCCTTTGATTCCCAAAAGATTCATTGGAAGGATCAGTTGGTAACATATTTTATTTTGACAGATTCTTCAGTCTTTTCTATCAAAAGCACACCACGCAACTTGAATACGTTTTTGAATACGATTAGAAAACCAGTCAAGATGAATTATCATCAATAAAGTGATTAGCTCTATTCAGAAATCATTTAATTATCAACTATCTTCAATTATCGTCAATGAACTTAACTTCATGGCGGAAGAAGAAGAATAGACTATAAAGCTAGGAGAAACCTTGATATGATAGGGTTTCTCCTTTTTTTATTTTTTACTGTATGCCATATTGTATGCCATCTAGTCAATATTTAAGTGTTGTACTAATTTTTCAACAGTCTTTTCTTTCGTTTCTTTTGCCAAGTGACCGTAACAATCGATCGTCTGACTAATTTTTGTATGCCGTAATCTAGTTTGAACTTCTACCATAGTAGCTCCAGCGTCCAAGAGCATTGAAGCATGAGTGTGTCTTGCTACATGCACACCGAGAAATGGAACCATAGCTTTTTCACAAATAGTAATCAATCTTGCATAAATAGCGTGGTGTGTGATTAGTTCTTTATAGATACCACAAAAAATCATAGTCGGATCAGTTACACCAAGTGTCAGCATATATTTCCGCTGATTAATCTGCCATTTTTTTAATATAGAAATTGTTCTTTCATCTAGTGGAAGAACCCCAGCACTACAATCAGTTTTAGGATCACTGATTTTATAGCCATTTTTGGATTGGCTTAGTGTTTTATTGATGGTGACCGTATTTTCTTGAAAATCAATGTCTGACCAATTCAATGCAAGGGCTTCACTGATCCTAACCCCGCTATAAAAGAGAAAGCGTAGTAACGTTTTATCAAAGTCGTTTCGATAAGTTTCAGGTTTGCTGTTTAGGTAATCAAACAAGGTGATCAGTTGTTCTTTACTGTAAACTTTGACCTTTTCTTTATGCTTAGTGGTGGTTCTTTTAGGCATTAATACGTTGTCTAGTGGATTAGTCTCAATAATCCCAAGATTGATAGCGTAGCTAAAAATACGCTTAGAAGTTGAATGAAGTACCTTGTATTGGTCAGTAGTTTCAGCCCAGCTATTTACAATTTGTTGGGCTTTTTTTACCGTGACTTCATTCACACGAAGATTTCCATATTTTGGAAGAATCCACTTTCTAAACTTGATTTCAGTTTTCATGAAGGTGGCTTCTCGGACAGTGGTTTTATATGTTTCTAGCCACAAGTCATAAACTTCTTTAAACGTTTCGTTGTTCGCTTTTTTAATACCGTTTTTATCGTAGTCCACTTGCAAGCGTGACAAGGCAAGCTGGGCTTCTTTTTTTGTTTTGTAACCTCGTCTACGAACCTTATCAGGTTTGCCAGTCATTTTGTTCATTCCAAGATAGGCTTCATAGAGCCAAAATTTACCTTTTTTAGTTTCATATTGCTTGAATGTTGCCATAATAGTTTTCCCTCCATAGTGTAGCAAGCCGTGGGGGCGGTTGGAGGAGGCAGTTTATTATTATTTTGAATAGTGTTTATTTAGCTCAGTAACAAGAGCTGTGAACTCTTTTAGAAGATCATTTTCATAAAATTCTTGATACTCTTTTTTCTCATCTGTATTTTTTTCTGAATCATTAATTAATGAGTCATATCGTAAAAGCGTATTTAGAAGAGCTGCGAGATAAGCAATTGGGGTACTCCCGTCAGGAAATTCAATTCGAGATCCTGTTTTAAGATATTTTATTGCGTTTGTTAAATAAATCTTCTGTGAGACAGTCAGGTTATCTTCTTCGATGTTATTGATAGCATTAGAAAGATTAGAATCAATTATAGAGTTATTTTTTTCAATAGTTTTTTTCAATTGCTTTTCAAGCACATTTCGCTTAATTTCGGGCATCATATGCATATCTCTTAATGTATAAGATCCGTTTAATAGATAGGTAGTGGATACATCTAATACCTTTGAAAGTTGTTTAAGCCTGGTGTTATTGGGAAGATTATAGCCATTTTCCCAATTACTAACGGCACCTTTACTGGCCGGTGGGGATAATTTACCTCCAAGTTGTTCCATTGAGAGTCCCTTTTCAATTCTAGCCAGTCTAATTCTTTGTCCTGTCTCCACTGCTTCGGGGTATTTTTTTCTAGCCACATTTTCACCACCATTCATATATTTTCTCTACTATATCACGATTTAAATATGTGTGAAACATAAAAGTTCAAAAAAGTATGTTAAAATTCTTGCAAATGAAAAGGTATGATGGTATATTGAGTTTATAAGAGGTATAGAAATGTATTCAAGAGCCTCTTGCATTTTTTTAAAATCTTTGTATAGAAATGTATGCTAACGAGGGGGGATAAATATGGAATTAAAAATTGACAAACTCACGCTTGATGATCCAGCTTTTAAAATTATTGACGATCGAGTTGTTCAACAAGTAGAGCAAACTCAAGGAACGTTACTTTCATTATTAGAAAAAAAGTACCAGTTTCCAAAATATATGAACAAGGCACAAGCTGCTAAGTATATGAACGTTTCATACAATACTATGATGCAGAAATATGTTCCTAACGGTTTAAAGTTGATTATAGTTGATGGAGTCGTAAGAATTTCACAAGATGAATGTGATCGCTTTATGGAAGAATACCAAAAATAAACGCAAGCCGTGGGGGCAAAGGGATTAATAGGAGGAAATAATAATGGAATCGACACAAAATAAAGCAATCGAAAAAGTATTATCAACAATTCTTACAGAAGACACAGCGGCAGAATTAGCAAACTTGGAAGGCAAAGCGCTAGAAGAAACGTTTGAATGTTTGTACGAACAAATGGACTATCAAAAATTGCTACCACAAGAACCAACGGTAAGCGGAGTATTGCGTGGCTTGAACGATTTAGTACAAGCAGAGTTTAAAGAACGACTTTCTATTGAAGAGTATCAAGAAATTTTGTATCAGCAAGTTGAGTTGTTAGCGAGCTTGCTAGGGCTTGAACTGGAGGACGTTGAATGAAAACTGAAATTTGGAACGGACACATTATAAGATTTGTCGATATTAATGATGAATGGTGGGCAGTGGCGAAAGATGTTGCGGAAGCGTTAGGTCTTAAACAGGTTACTAGAGCCATTCACTCTTTGCCTAAAGATGGGGTTACTACTAGTAAGGTCATCGATTCATTGGGCAGAACACAAGATGTAAACATCATCAACGAAAAAAAATATTTACCGCATGGCATTCAAAAGCCGTAAAAAAGAAGCCGAGGCATTTCAAGACTGGATTTTCGACATCATCAAAGAACTACGCCAGTCCACAGGACTTGAAGGCTTTCAAGTATTCCGCATGCTAGACAAAGAACACCAAAAAGAAGCAATGACTAAATTAAGCCACGCTATTACTGAACCAAAACCAGTAGACTACATTAAAGCGAATGTGATAGCCAATAAAGCTGTATCAACTATTTATGGTCATTCCAAAATGGTAAAAAAGAAAGATATGACTCCTGAAATGTTGGTTGATCGTGAACCTATTTTAGATGAGACAGTAGAATTAATGACTGTTAAAGAAAAATATGGGTTGCAGTTTTCAGTGAGTGAGAAAATTTATAATCGTTCTGCTGAATTGCAGACAACTTAGGAGCATTAACATGATCGAGAACAAAGAAAAAGCCTTATCCATAACAGTCTTGGCGGACAGGATAAAGGCAACTTAATTGGGATAAAACCCGATATTCTTTGTTCCGATTATACCATATTAAAAAATCGGAGGGAACCATTATGAAACGAAACTTAATTATAGGAAGCATTTTAATCGGCGGAATTTTCGGCTTATTACCATTAATTGCAAAAATAGCTATCTTTGCAGGATTAGCGTTATATCTCTTCACTGCTTATGACGAGTACGACTATCAATTAAGAACTGGAGGGCATAAGTAGATGTACAAAACAAAACTATTAAACCAACTCGATAGCCTTGAATTAGAGGAAATTAATCAAGGGATCGCTGAACTAGAAAATAATATCGGGAAAACCTACTTTGGAAATTCATTCAATGAAAAACTAACAGTTTTGTATGTACTCAAAAAACATGCAGAACACAAAATAATTTGTCGAGAAATCAACGAGCTAAAAAATCAGATTTTAACCGCATGGTTAAACATTACTGATATGCAAGAAGCAAGGGTGAAAACATTTAATACATGGGTAAAGTATCAGAATCAATTAAAAGGTGCTGAATTTGTTCGGGATGGGTTGAAATACGAACTTGAGCAGTTGAAGCTCATGGAGGTGTCTGAATGATTTATACCAGTATTTTGAAAAAGGAGGAGAGGTTTATTGGCAAATAATTATCAAGCAGCAACGGAATTACAAAAGTCGGGATGGTCAATTTATCCCTTATCTCCTGGAACTAAAATTCCAATAAAAGGCTCTAGTGGTTGGAATGATGCAACTAACGATTCTAATCAAATTAATGAATGGTGGACGGAAGATGCAACTAGAAATATTGGGTTAATGCTTGAAGATCATCAAATGGTGGTAGTTGACCTAGATCAACATTCTGAAACACGAAACGGCGTTGAGAATTATAAAAAACTTGCTTCAATGTATGATCCATTTCCTTCTACTTATACGGAAATCACACCAGGTAAAGGAATCCATTTCTTCTTTAAAATTCCTGATGGTGTAATTATCCAACAAGAAACAGGTGCATTTGCTGATATCTTCGGGCGTGATGATAAAGGTAAAAGTTTAAGCGGGATTGATATTATCACTAAAGGAGTTCCAATAGCGCCAACTATGATTATTTCAAGAAGTGTTGGGAGAGCATATGAACCTATTGAAAACGTATCTCTAAATAATATTGCACCAGCTCCCGATTGGCTAGTGAACCTACTGCTAAAAAAACCGCAAGAAATAAAGACTCAATACCGACCCGTAGCAAAAACAGGGACAGCAAAAAAATTAGATATGATTGTTCAAGGCGCTGGCGAAGGTAGTAGAAACGATCATTTAACTAAGTTATGCGGTTGGTTACTATGGCACGGTGTAGATAATCAAACTTTAGCAGAATTGATTTATACAGCAAATGCGTACAATGAACCACCGCTAAAAGATAAAGAAGTGAATCAAATTATTCGATCGATGATTAAAAAAGATTTGAGGGGGAAAGCTCATGGCTCATAAGCATAAATTAGATAGTATTTTAGACTTTCCCGAAGCCAGCGAGCGTGAAGACAATATCATTGAATTGAAAACCTGGATGTCACGATTAAGATGCAATAAAGACGATCAGATTAAAAGTAACAGTGTTGTGAATGCAGAATTGATTTTAACCAATGATAGCAATTTAGCTGGAACAATTGCTTATAACGAATTTAGCGGATACATTCACCTATTAAAAGATTCTCCTTGGATCAATCGTACCGCTGGAGAATGGGAAGACAGTTTTGAGGATGCCTTAACGGCATATATTGAAGAAAACTACAATGTAGTTTTTGATGACAACAAAATACACAAAGCAGTAGTAAATGTGGCTAGAAAGAATGTTTTCAACCCAGTAAAAGAACGTATCGAAAAAGTTAAATGGGATCAACAGCCTAGACTGGAAACACTGTTTATTGACCTTTTAGGGGTAGACGACAACCTTTACACACGAGAAGTAACAAAACGTTGGATAGTCGGATCAGTCGCACGTATCTATAAACCAGGAATAAAGTTTGAGATCGTTCCAGTTTTGGATGGACCGCAAGGGATTGGTAAGAGTACCGTTCCAGCATTACTTTACACGGATGATTTTTTCACCGATTCATTAGATTCGCTAGGTGAAAAGAAAGATGATTATATGCAGCTTCAAGGCAATGTAATTATTGAACTTGGAGAATTATCTTCAATGAACAAAACTAAAATTGAACAGATAAAAAACTTCATCAGTGCCAAGATCGATAAAATTAGACCTCCTTATGGTCGGAATGTCATAGCTTGGGCAAGGCAATGTGTATTTATTGGAACGTCGAATGATGGGCAGTATTTGAAAGATGATACAGGAAACCGCCGTTTTTATCCTTTGCCTTGTAAGAATAAGCCAAAGATGAATCCGTTTAAAACAAAGGATGAATATTTTCTTCAAGTGTTAGCTGAAGCAAAGGTGCTTTTTGATAAAGGACAACGAATCTATTTTAGTCCCGATGAAGATAAAGAAGTCTTAGAAATTGCAAAAGACTATCAAGAGGATGCCAAGATGGAGAATCCAATTAAAGAAGCAATCACTAAATATTTGGAAATGGAAATCCCGTATAAATGGGAAGAAGCTCCAGCGTGGGCGAGACGTTCTTATTATCAGAACTATCCTGACAGTAAATGTAATGAGAAAAATTTACAGCATTTCTATAATGGAGCTACTATGCAACAAGAGTTTTATTTAGTTGATAGCGTACTCACCGCTGATATTTTGGAAGCTGTTTTTGATAAACAAGCAAAGGATTTATTGAATGGTCGATCAGATGCAGAAACTAAAAAGATTGCCTTGATTATTAGCAGTATTCCTGGTTGGGAACGGAAGCAACTGCCAAAAAGAAATAAACGACGAGGATTTTACAATAAGTCAAATGCCTATGAAAATAAAAATCGAGCTGGAAAGTACAAAAAGTAACGGGTAGTAACGGGTCAGTAACACCTAGCCCGTTACTAGTTTACCCTTACTGCCCCAAGGGATACAGCAATTTGGTAACGGGGTAACACCTTATTTCCTTAAAACTTTTGAAATAGTTAGCTAATATGCTGGGGAATAATGTTACTGGATTTTACCCGTTACCTGTTACCAAAACGCTAGAACCCTTGTCCCCGTTGGGATTGAGTGGTAACGGGTACCTGTTACGTAGGTGTTACCACGTGTTACGAATCAAGGAGGAAAGTAAATGCTCAATATTATTTCAACAAACAAAGCACCGAACTTTCAATATACAGATGAAATGGATCGGTTTCTAATGAACACGCTGGCATTTAGTGTGGGATTGGTAACAGAAGATTATTCCACATTTGATCCAGAAGTATTAAAGATAATGGAAGAAGAACCTGATTGGCTGCAGGAGTCAGTAGCGTGGTGTCAATCGCTAGTAGTGGGATCATTGGTAGATAGTGGCAACTATGATGATACAGGTGAGCTAATGGATGAATTTAATTGTCTGCTTAACCTATATGATCGAGCGAGACAACGAGAGCTTACATCGAATGAGGATAATTTGTTTTTAAACATCCATGATAAGTTCTTGGCTTTGCTACTAACAGATGATGAATTGATAACTAATTTATTGGAGGTAGAATAATTATGCATATGGAAAGTATTAGATACTTCGATGGTGAGAAACACATTGAGTATTCAAACACTCAAGAAGATGTAGACTTTATTAGTTTTGAGGAAGATAAAATCACTAAAGTTAATTTTAAAGACGGAACGTGCTTGAAGATAGTTTCGCCTTATATTGAATACAAATCAAAATGGGAACAAGATGATTCTGACGAACGAGATCGCTTTGGTTGGTAATCTATGGCAGTTAAAAAACAATGTAATCATGCTGGATGTAAAACATTGATTGATTATAGGCAGAAGTATTGTGGGAAGCATAAAGCAAAGCAAACGGCAATTAAGCGTGAAGAAAGAAAGCAAAGCGAAGGTAAATATTTTCAATTCTATCAAAGTAGAACATGGCGAAAGGCTTCATACTTGTATCGGTTAAATCATCCAGTATGTGAGGATTGCCTAGAAGAAGGCTTGATAAGGAAAGCTGATGTTGTAGATCACAAAATTGAACTAAAAGATGATTGGAATAGACGGTTAGATGAAACTAATTTTCGTTCTTTATGCCATGCACACCATAATTCCAAGACAGCCAATGAAAGACAAAGACGAGAAAAGAGTACCCTTTGAGTTAAGGGGGCATAGTGTGAAACTTACTGACAATCGATGCCTACTCATTTTGGTACAAATAACCGTTGTGAAAAGGCATAAGGGTAATTACAAATAACGATTACACTTGTAATCACAAGTGAAAAAGTATATAATGAAAGTAGGAGATTTATTGAAAAATACAATTGTTATTACTGATAAAACAGGGAAACAGCGCACCATTGAGTTACCTCATTTTGGTCAAGTGACCATTCAAATGCAGAACGGAAAAATCATTTATATAGATAAATTAGATAAAGAAAAATTCTGATCGAAAAACGAAGGAATGTGAGCTTAATTGCTTACGTTCCTTTTTCTTTTGTCTGAAAGGAGGACAACATGGGACACCCTAAAATATTACACGATACAAAAGGCAATATATCAAGTGAAGAAAAAGCAATCCGTGTGGACGCTAGAGAAGAATTGTTCAAGCAGCAACCATTAATAAATATCACGCCCCCTGACTGGATGGCAGCGAGCGCTAGAAGTGAATGGAATCGTATCGTACCAACATTAAAAAAAGATTATCCATTGAGTGAAGCAGATTATGGTTCATTGGTAGCCTATTGTTTAGCCTTTGCTCGAATGAAAACAGCCGAAGCCGAGATAAGAAAATCAGGTACGTTTATCACATGCGAAAACGGAGTAAAGAAAGCCAATCCAGCGGTTCGGGTTCAATCACAAGCTATGAGTGATTTGAAAAAACAAGCCACCTCACTAGGTATGACCTTAGAATCACGATCAAAACTAGCTTTGAACAAGGTTAAAAATGATGAACCCGAAGACCCGTTCAAAGAGTTGATGAATTCATGAATGATTACATTGAGAAAGTCCTATCAGGTAAGCTGATTGCACCCAAGAAAATTATCCAAGCGTGTGAGCGTCATATAAGCGATTTGGAGCGTTCTAAGTCAGATAGCTTCCCTTATGTGTTCGATGAAGAACAAGCCACCAAAGCGATTAAATTCATTGAGTTGCTACCATCTACGGACGGTAAAGCAATCAAGATGTTAGGATTTCAAAAATTCATTCTAGGCAGTCTTTATGGCTGGCGTACTAAAGAAGGGAATTACAGGCGATTCAATCGAGCGTTTACCAGTATGAGCCGTAAGAATGGGAAAACGTATATCGCAAGTGGCATGGCTGCCAATGCGTTGATTATGGAACAAGAACCAGCAGAAGCAAGGCAAGTATTGTTTGTAAGTAACGCTTTGAAACAAGCTAAATTGGGCTATGATATGCTGTCTAATTCACTTAGAAACGTGGTCAAGTCTAGTAAGTTTTTAAGACCACAACTGAAAATTATGAACTCTAAGATTCAGCACTTGCCCTCTAATTCGTTCGCTATGGCACTGGCTAGTGAAACCAGCACGCTAGATGGGTTTGCACCAACAACCGCAATTCTTGACGAGTGGCACGAAGCAAAAACTCGTAAAACGTACAACGTCATTAAGTCAGGAATGACCCAACAAAAGAACGGCTTATTGTGTGTTATTAGTACCGCTGGGCTTGATTTAAACGTTCCTATGTACGAGGAATACTTATTGTTAGATCGTGTGCTAAAAGGCGAAGAACAAGCCGACAGGTACTTTATAGCGATATGGGAATTGGACGATCCCGAAGAAATTCACGATCAAGAGAAATGGATCAAAGCCAATCCGATTTTTGAAAGTGAAGAAATCAAAAAAGTAATGATTCCAACCATTCAAGATGATGTGAACCTTGCTTTGAAACAAAATAACCTTAATTCTGTATTGGTGAAAAACTTCAATTTATGGAGACAAGCGAGTGAGGACAGCTATATGATTGCTGAAGACTGGCAGGCAACCGAAGTAGAACCACAAGATATTACAGGCAAGCCCGTTTATATCGGAGTGGATTTATCTAAAACAGATGATTTAACTAGCGTTTCATGGATCGTACCGCTAGATAACGGCGAACTTTATTGTGATTCACATAGCTTTGTAGCCACCAAATATGGGCTTCAAGACAAAGAAAAGCGCGACGGTTTGCCTTATCGAGAACTAGAAAAAGCTGGTGAGTGTTCCATTACTCAATTAGAAAGTGGAATCGTGGACTATGACCAAGTATTTCAGTTTATTCAAGATTTGATTCAAGAAAATGATTTGGAATGTATGGGGATTTGTTATGACCCGTATAACGCTAATTCGCTTATCAGTAAAGCTGAAAAAGCCAACTACCCAATGTTAGAAGTAAGACAAGGAACGATTACTCTAAACGTTCCGACCCGAACTTTTAGAGAACAAGTTTATGAAGGCAACGTTATTCACAATAAAAATACGATTCTCACCCATGCAGTGAACAACGCTATTTTAAAAACGGATAACAACGGCATTCAGATTAATAAATCAAAGAACAGTAACAAAATTGATCCAATAGCTGCATTAATCAATGCCTATGTGTTTGCAATGGATTACTTCACCACAACGGAAGGAGCGAAAGCAGACAATGAATTTTATACAAGTGAAGAATTTTCTTTCTAATTACATTCATACCGTTCTTTTACTTCTTGGATTGGTGTGTGTGTTGGTTGCTATCACCTTACTAACAAATGTCTACTATGGCTTGTTAGCGCTGGGCATAGTGCTTATTGGGGTAGCGGTCATGCTAAATACAGAACAGAAGGGAGGTTAAAAGATGGCATTTTTTAAAGCGAGACAAAATACAACGGGAGATCCTTTCCTACAACATGTGGTATCAATCCAATCGGATGATTACACCACCAGCTTTACAAGCGTTCGTGCATTAAGAAATAGTGATGTGTTTGCAGCCGTTCGAATTATTGCTAGTGATATTGCTTCAAGTCCGATTCAATTGGTCAAAAACAATATGCCACAAGCTGATAATGAACTGGTGAAGTTACTAAACGAGAAACCTAATTCAGAAATGGATGGTTGGCATTTAAAGTTTGCTTTGGCGGTCAATATGTTGCTAAACGGTAATAGCTTTGCAGAGATTAAACGCAACGGTGAAAAGGTAGAAGAAATTCACTTATTACCTAACTCAAGTGTAACGGTTACTCAATTAGATAATGGTACGTTGTCTTATCAGATTGGTGATAAAAAAAGACGTGTGAAGTCTAGCGATATTTTGCACTTCAAATATTTCACCCAAGATGGTTTAACAGGATTACCACCACTTTATGCGTTACGTGATGAACTGAAAATTCAACAAGCTGGCAACCGCACATTGCACAATTTCTTTACTCGTGGTGTCAGTGGGTCAGGTATTTTGAAGGTTCATAAGTCAGATTTAGACGGATCAGCAAAGAACGCAATTCGTGAAAAGTTTGAAGAAGCCAACGGTTCAAGTAGTGGAGATAATGCTCTTAGAACGATCATTCTTGATGAAACAATGGACTACAAAACATTAGAAATAAACACCGATGTTTTGAAGCTTATCAATTCCAATGATTGGAACACAAAACAAATTGCCAAGGCGTTTGGTGTACCGATTGAGCGTTTAGGCGTTGAAAATGAACATTCTAGCACCGTTCAAAGTAATCTCCAGTATATCCAAAGTACGCTGATTCATTACTTTAATGTGTTTGTGAGTGAATTAGATACGAAACTTGAAACCAATATCCGCTTTAATTCCGATCAGTTACTAGAGACTGATCCTGAAACAAAAGTAAAAAATGTATTGGATCAGGTCAAAGGGTCACTTCTCACGATTAATGAGGGGCGGTCGAAAATGGGGCTACCCCCCATGGATGGTGGCGATCGTTTACTAGCAAGTTTGAACTTTACGTATTTAGATACGTTGGAGAAATATCAATTAAAAGAACAGGAAGGAGTTACACCAGTTGAATAATGAAGAAGAAAAGGAAAAACGGCTGACAGAAGAAGCTGAGCTAACAGCCGATTCTCCCAAAGTAGAGAAAGAAAATGAAAAACAACCAACAGACGGCAAAACTATTTCAGGCTATGCGTTGAAATTCGGGCAACCGTCAAAAGATTTAGGCGGCTTTGTAGAAGTGATTACACCCGAAGCATTAAAAGAGGTGGATTTATCAAATGTGTTCTTATTATATGGACACGATTATTCAAAGCCACTAGCTAGTGTCAAAGCAGGTACGTTGAAATTGAATGTCGATGATACAGGATTACATTTTGAAGCAGAGCTAACCGACACGACCTATTCAAATGATGTGTATGAGAATATCTCAAAAGGGGTTGTTGATTCTATGTCCTTTGGGTTCGTGCTTGGATTAGATTCATTCGACAAAAAAGAAGATGGCACAATTGAACGATCAATAGATAAAATCAAAGCACTTAATGAAATTAGTGTCGTGACCGTTCCCGCTTATGATTCATCAAATGTCCAAGTAAATAAGCGTTCTTACGAATCGTTTATGAGTAACAACCAAGCAAAACAAACAAACAATAGCTTAGAATCCACTTCTAAAGCACAAAAGGAGAGTAATAACATGGAAAAAACTTTAATCGATAACGAAAAAACAGAATTGCGTGGGTATGAAGAATATATCCGTTCACAAGGCGAAGTGCGTGATGGAGTCACTACTGTAAATGCAGCGGCAGTTGTTCCCGAAGAAGTAATCGGTGAAGTCTTTGATTTGAAACGTTCAAATTATAACTTAGCTCAATATGCAACAGTAAAAACAGTATCAAATGGACAAGGTAAATATCCAGTAGCAACTAACCAACAAGCAGTGTTAGCAACAAAAGCTGAACTTGCTGAAATTGGTGATATTGACGCTGAAATGTTTACTTCAGTTGATTATAAAGTAGAAACTCGTGCTGGTAAGATTGCCTTATCAAATGAGGTTGTGGAAGATTCAGCAGTGAATATTGTACAAGAGGTCAAAGATCAGTTAGCGAAATTGGTAGAAAACACTGACAATAAGCATATCATGGATTTATTAAAAACATTCACTAAGAAAACGGCTGCTACGTTGGACGATTTGAAACAACTATACAATGTGGCATTAGACCCAGCATTAAATAAAATGGTAATTCTAAACCAAAGCGGATATTACCACCTAGATACATTGAAAGATTCAGATGGACGTTACATTTTACAACCCGATGTGACAGCACCTAGTGGTAAATCATTATTCGGTATGCCAGTAGTATTGATTGCAGATACATTGTTTGCCAATCCTAAAGCTGGAACATTCCCTATGATTATGGGGGATATTGCACAATCTATCTTTGTTGCTCGTAGAAATCAAGTAACGACTCAATGGGAAAAATTCGATTACTACTCACAAGGACTTGCAGTGATCGTTCGCAACGATTATAAGAAAATTGATCAAAATGCTTCAGTGTATATTGAGTTTACGCCAGTTGTAACACCAAAAGTATAGAAAAATATTGGGCGGCGGTTTATCCCACTGCCTTTTTTTCATTAGGAGAGATAAAATGGTAATTTTGGATAGCATAAAAAAAAGTATGCGGATCGATCACACTATTGATGATGACTTTATTCAACAATTGATTGATACAGCAGGCGAATATATAAAAAGTGCTATTGATAGTAGCGCAACGGATAAAGATATGGATAATTATCAGCAATTTGATTTGGCGGTGTCATTACTTACTCAACATTGGTATTTGAACCGTCAAGAAGCCAGCAGCGAACGGATACCAGTAACGGTACAAGCATTAGTACAACAAATGAGAGGTGCTTATTATGCCAATCATTAAGAATGTAAATGAATTGACTGAGAGAGTCAAGTTTAAAAAGACAAAACGGGTAAAAGATGAAGATGGGCAGATGGTGGATAGTGAAGAAACTGTATTTGAATGTTGGGCTAATGTGCGTTCACAAATGCTAAAAGACGTGCTTGCTAGTGTAGGTACCATTCTTGAAGGAACGTTGACGTTTATTATTCGATACGATCAAGATTATGAACTAACAAACGATATGAAAGTAGCTTGGAAAAACAAGAGTTATAAAATTATTTCAATCAATGAAGGAACGGCGTTTAAAGATTATACAACGATCATAGCTAAACAGATTTCTTAGAATGATTACACTTGTAAACGTTGTGGGTATTTAGTATAATTAAGGTAGTAAATGAAGGGTTAGCTGCCTGAATTTTGCAAGACTTAGCTAGTCGAAATCTATTGTTGGACTGAAAATTGTAGGTGTGGTTGCAAACATGCTGGACTAAGAAAGATGATAGATGATGAACGTTCAATTTTAATACAGGCATGCTAGGACTGATTGGATGGTTTTGGCAAGCTGATTGTGTAGAAATCAAAGAACACGTCTGTTGTGGACGTGTTTTTTTTGTTATAATTCAAAAGAGGTGATTTAATGGACAAAGCAGAGTTTACAAATTTTTATTGGAAGTATTATCTACATTTAGAAAATGAGTTTATTAATACCACAGATTTTGTGATGCTCGATGAGAATAATTTCAAAACATTCTCTATTGAATATCAAAAACTACTACTAGCGATTGGTTCGGAGTGTGAGATTATTTTCAAAGAACTTTGCGGATTTGATAGCAGTAGCAATAAAAGCATAACTGATTTTAAAGCTGTTATTAAATCTAGCGAATTAATGTGTTTGGATAATGGTGTTAGGGTTATGAATTCTTTAACATTGACTTCACTAAAACCTTTTGGAGATGGGTGGCCTGAAGATACACCAGATTGGTGGAAAATATATAACAGAGTAAAACATGGTCGTTCTTCAAATTATAAGGAAGCAAATTTGGAAAATGTGTTGTATGCTTTAGCAAGTCTATATTTATTAGAGGAATATTTGCATAAGAAAGTAATACTAGAAGGTGAAGTAGACTTTATAAGTCCAGAGTCAAATCTATTTACGTTATCTTGGGAAAGAAAACATTCGTCGATGCAAAAAGTGACGTTTGAAAAAGTGGATTCAAATTATGTAGCTCCACTCATTGATTTTAAAGAACAAGAAGAAATTTAA